GGCCGGAAGAAGATGGTCGCGGATCGCTTCGCGAGCACGATCTTCCGTCTGTGGTTCGAGGAAGCCGTCAACAGCGGCCACATCGAGACCATGAACACCCGATCCGTCCCGAATATGTATGAGGGGCTGAACATGGAGGCGTTCACGAACGCTCAGTGGATCGGTGCCGGTCGCGGCCAGATTGACGAACTCAAGGAAACCCAGGCCGCGATCCTTCGGATCAAGAGCCGCCTGTCCACCCACGAGCAAGAGATCGCTCGCATGGGCGAGGACTACCGCCCGATCTTCCGTCAGATCGCCCGCGAACAGAAAGAGATGGAAGACCTGGACATCATGCCGGAGGAAGCCAACGCGATCAACGCCGCCTCGGGTGACATCCGCGAAGCTGGCGACGGCGATGTGGATGAAAGCGCAGCCGAGGAAAGGAAACGCGACACATGACCCTCCCCAAGATCGAGATGCCGTCCATCACGGCAGAACCCTTCGTCCGGCGCGTCCTGGACGGCCCCGTCCTGGTGGCCGAGACCCAGGTGGCCCAGGTGGTCGCGAACCTCCAGGAGCTTGCCTCGAACGAACACTTCGCCGAGCTTACGGCCCACGTCAGTTCGATGGAGAGCGATGAGGACTTCTGGGACGGCGACGGATACCGCGCTTCCCGGAGGCCCTACAACGTCCAGGACGGCGTGCTCATCATCCCCGTCATGGGCACCCTGATCCATCGGTTTTCGTTCCAGATGGGCAGCACGGCCACGGGCTACGAATACATCCAGCGCGCGTTCAATCGCGGCATGGACGATCCCGAGGTCGAGTCCATCGTGCTCCACATCGACTCCCCTGGCGGCCAGGCCGCAGGGAACTTCGACCTGGTCGAGCACATGGTCTCCCGCCGGGGCGAGAAACCCATCAAGGCGATGGTGGAAGACAAGGCGCTTTCGGGCGGATACTCCATCGCGACCGCAGCAGACGAAATCGTTTCGACACGATCCGGGTCCACCGGCTCCGTCGGCGTCGTCGTCATGCACGTCAACTTCGGCAAGGCCCTGTCGAACTTCGGCGTGGAGGTCAACTTCATCAAGGCCGGTGAGCGGAAGACGGACGGTAACCCGTTCGAACCGCTCTCGGATACCGCCCGCGCCCGCATCCAGGCTGGCGTGGACAAGTTCTACGGCATGTTCGTGTCCACGGTTGCAAATAACCGAGGAATGTCTGATGATGCTGTTCGCGAGACTGAGGCAGATGTCTATGATGCCGAGGAGTCGATTGAGGTAGGCTTTGCAGACCGCATCGGCGATTTTCGAACCGAACTGGCCTCCCTGGGGGCCACCCAACCGAGAGGAATTGCGATGAGCAAGGAAAACGAAGCTCCCACCATCGACGCGGCCAAGGTCGAGTCCGATGCACGGATCGCCGAGCGCAAGCGTTTCAGCGCCGTCATGTCGTCTGAGCACTATGCCGGGCGTGAGGCGCTGGCCGGTCATCTTCTGGAGAACTCCGAGATGAGCGCCGAACAGATCGCCGCCACGCTGGAGAAATCCCCCAAGGTCGAGGAAGCTCCGGCTCCCGAGCCCGAGGCGGGCCAGCGCAACCACTTCGCCGAGGCGATGAACAAAGCGGGCACCCCTGGCGTGGGCGCAGAGGATGATGATGCCGACGCGGGCGCGAACGCCCCGCAGGACGCATCCGCTTCCATCCTGGGCGACTACCGGAAAGCCGGTGGCCGCGTCCGCACCCACTAACGTCAGACCGAGGAAAGGACTAACCCATGACTGACATTCCGTTCGGAAACCCCGGTCGCGCAGAGGACGCCTTCGAGGCGTTCACGCAACGCGACCTTCTCCTGTCGGATACTCCGGCGTTCTTCACCGAGGACATGACTCTTGCGGCTTCGCAGACCATCGCCCTCTATGAAGTCGTCGGTGTGGACGGCTCCGGCAACGTCATCCCGGCAGATCAGGCCACCACGACTGCCATCGGCATCGCGGCTGGCGCGATCACTTCCGGGTCCGGCGAAAACCCGACCATCCAGATCATCCGGGGTGGACACTTCAACGCCGACATGCTCGTGTGGGATGCGGGCTACGACACGGACGCGAAGAAGATCGCGGCTTTCCGTGGCGCAGACACGCCCACGCAGATCGTCATCGGCTTCAACAAGTATCACAAAGCCTAAGCTGCGTGATCTGAGAGAAAGGAAAAACAGATGACGATCACTCGCACTGTCTACAACACCGAAGAACTTCTCGGTGTCTATCGCGATCTTGAGCCCAGCCAGGAGTTTTGGCTGTCGTTCTTCCCCGGCATGTTCACGTCGGAGAGCGAACGGATCGAATGGTCCAAGATCACCGACTACCGCCACCTGGCCCCGCTCGTGCTTCCGACGGCCCAGGGTCGCCCGACCTTCAAGGCCGAAGAAGATATGTATTCGGTCAAGCCGGGCTACCTCAAGCCGAAGGATGCCGTCCAGGCCGCCGCGATGCTCACCCGTCGCGCTGGTCTCGGCGAGATCGGCCAGGCCCAGCCCCTTTCGCCGCAGGGCCGCTACAACGCGACCGTCGCGGCGATCCTCCAGAAGCATCGTTCGGACATCGAGCGGCGCTGGGAGTGGATGGCCGCCCAGGCGATCCTCTACGGCACGATCACCCTCGAAGACGACGGCTACCCCGCCGCCACGGTGGACTTCCGCCGGGATGCTGGGCAGACCGTGGTCCTCACGGGCGCGAACGCCTGGGGCCAGGCGGGCGTCTCCATTGTCGATCTGATCGACGGCTGGAACGACACGATGGCGGACGCCAAGTTCGGCGGCCCGGCCACCGATGCCATCATGGGCACGACCGCCTGGTCCGTGTTCAAGGCGGACGCGGAAGTGCAGAAGCTCCTGGAAGCGGACATCCGCAACACCAGCGGCACGTCCCTGGACCTCGGCGTCGGCAACGGCGACAAGGTGCAATACAAGGGCAACCTGTCGCGGAACCTCCGTCATGGTCGGCCAGGCGGTTCGGGGCGTGAAAGCGTTTGGTGCGATCCTGGACACCCGTGCGAGCTTCCAGCCGCTTCCGATCTTCCCGAAGATGTGGGAAGAGAACGATCCGTCGGCGACGATGCTGATGACCCAGAGCGCGCCGCTCATGGTCCCGGTGAACCCGAACAACACGTTCCGGGCTCGCGTGGTCGAGTAATCGGCATAGGAGGGGGCTTCGCGGCCCCCTCCACTCTTTCCCGCAAGACTTCATCGCAACCCCCCTCTGGAGGAAAAGAACATGGCAAAAATGGAACTCATCGCGATCAATCGCATCGGCATCGGAAAGCCGGACAAGAACGGCCAGATCGGCTACGTCCAGCCCGGCGAACGGTTCGAGATCGAGGAAGAAACCGGCAAGAACCTGGTCGCGGCCAAGGCGGCTCGCGTGCCGCAGACCGAAGGCCCGAAGAAGGCCGACACCACGTCGCCCGAAGAACTGGAGCGTCTGTCGCTCCTGGAGGAAGCCAAGGCCGAAGGTGTCAAGGGCCTCCGCGCCAACTCCAGCACCGAGACCATCAAGTCGAAGCTGGAAGAACACCGCGCCGCGCAGACCAAGGACGGCGACGGTGACGGCAAGGCCGACGACGGCACCGACCAGGAAGACCTGGTGTAATGTCGCTTCGCGCGATCAAAGACACGGCCAGGGCTCGGCTCCATTCCCGGATGAGGGTCGAGACCCTGTGCTATGCGGACGGTCCTTCGGGGCCGTCCTCTACTGTCTTTGTCCGCGTGAACTCGAAGGATGAGGCTGTGGGCGATCTCGCCGGGACTTCCCTGGCATATGCCGAGCGCATGGAGACCGTCCCCAAGCTCATCTTCCTGGCGGACGAACACGTCCCCCAACGGAACAACGTCTACATGGTGACGGCCTACGAGGGCTATCGCGTGGACCACATCGAACCCCGAGATGGGATCACGATCACGGCCAATGCGACCCGCCTGAGTTCTCAGGAAGTCGGAGACTTCGCACCACCGGGGGCTTGAGCATGACGCAATTCGCAGTCGCCGTAGAGGGGCTTGAGACCTTCCGAGATGTCCAGGAGCTAGGCTCCAAGACCAAGATGGCCGCAGTCCAGGCGATCAACAAGATCGCCCGCGACACGCGCGTAGACGCGGCCAGGATGATCGGCGAACAGATCAACCTCCCGAAGCGTATGCTCGGCCCGGCAGCAGGCAACCTCACTGTCTCGAAGAAGGCCCAGCGGGCGAGCCTGGAGGCGCGCATCCAGGCGCGCGGCAGGCCGACCTCCCTGGCCCGCTTCTCCAAGGGCTCCCCAGGCAAGGCAGGCGTCCAGGTGGAGGTCAAGCCGGGCCAGGCGCGCTTCATGCGCCGCGCCTTCCTGATCCGGTTGCCGCAGGGCTCCGCGCTCACCGAGACCAGGTTCAACCTGGGCTTGGCGATCCGACTCCGGCCAGGCGAGCGGCTGGACAACAAGACGAAACAGGTCCAGCTTTCGAAGGGCCTCTATCTGCTATACGGACCCTCGATCCAGCAGATATTCCTCGACAACCAGGGCAAGGGTGTCGCCGACGATCTGGCGGACCCGACCGCCGACGCTCTGGAGCAAGAAATCATTCGGCTATTGGGGCTCCGCAAATGACCTTAACCTCTCCGCTCAATGACGCCATCTTCCCGCTCGCGCCGGTTGCCCCGCCCGACCCTTTCCGGCTCCGCGTGCAGAAGGCGTTGTCCGCAGCTTTCGGCCAGATCACCGTGGCGAACGGTTTCCGTTCCGAGATCGGCCCAGGCTCCGTGTATCGAGGTCGCACCATGTTCGGTGACGGCGATCCGATCCCGATGATCTCGATGCTGGAGGAACCCGTCGCCCCTGAGTCCGACCTGTCCGGTGAAGCCGGTGTGGGCGGCTCGGGCAACTATGTTCTCATGGTCCAGGGCTTTTGCCAGGACGATAAGGACAACCCGACCGACCCTGCCCACGTCCTCTTGGCCGACGTGAAAAGGCGGCTGGTTGAAATCAAGCAAGATGAATGGCGAGACGATAGGGTCTTCCGTTTTGGCCCGAAAGCGAATACTGTTCTAGGTGTTTCGTGGGACGGCGGCGTGGTTCGACCAGCAGATGAGGTTAGCGCCGTCGCCTACTTCTGGCTCCGCGTGACCCTCGAACTGGCCGAGGACCACACAAAACCGTTCGAATGAACACCGAGAGAAAGGAACTGAAATATGTCACTCGTATCCAACCGGACCCCGGAATACGTCCTCGGACGCGGCAAGGTCTACTTTGCTTCGTTCACGTCGGGGCAGACCCCCGGCCCCTTCCGCTACATGGGCAACACGCCTGAGTTCAACCTGACCATCGAGTCCGAGACGCTGGACCACTTCTCCAGCGACGAAGGCATCCGCGAGAAGGATGACTCGGTGGCGCTGGAAGTCACCCGCTCGGGCTCCCTGATCTGTGACGACATCAACGCCGACAACGTGGCGCTCTTCTTCTTCGGCTCGACCCAGGTGCTCTCCACTGTGGCCGCTCCGGGGCAGTCCGAGAACTTCGCTGGTGCGAACCAGGGCGATGTCTTCCAGCTTGGCCTGACGACCGGAAACCGTATCGGGACGCGCGGCATTTCCAGCTTCACCGTCAACGGCACGGGCGGCACGCCGACCTATGTCGAAGGCACCGACTACTCGGTGGACCTGGATCGCGGCATGTTCTCGATCCTCGAAGGCGGTGGCATCCCCGACGGCACGGACATCGAGACCAGCTTCGACATCGAGGCGTCCGACCAGACCCAGGTGCTCTCCGGCTCCGAGCCCGTGGAAGGCGCGATGCGTCTTCTGGAGAACAACCCCAAGGGTTCGGATCGCGACATCTTCTTGCCCTACGTCAAGATCACCCCGAACGGCGACCTCGCCATCAAGGGCGACGAATGGCGTCAGATTCCCTTCACCATCGAAGCTCTCAAGCCTTCGTCCGGCGAAGCGATCTACATCAACGGCAAGCCGGTTTACTCGTAAGCCGAACCGTTTCGGGAGGGGGCCACTAGTCGGCCCCTTCTCACCCCTGGACCCCGCAAACACATATCTGGAGAACGCACATGGGCAAGCTGTCCACATTCACACCTGTCACCGAGGAAGTCGAGGTCTCTGGCAACCAGACGATCACGCTACGCGGCCTGTCGGTCAACGACCTGGGCGGCATCCTCCACGAGAACGCATCCACCCTCGACAAGCTCTACAAGGACCACATCCTTAACGAAGGCGAAGAAGTGCCGGACATGGATGTCCTGATCCGTGCGCTTATGACCGAGGCCCCCCAGGCCGTCGGTTCGATCATCGCCCACGCGAACGATGAGCCGGAGATGGCCGATGTCGTCATGCAGATGTCCGGCATGGACCAGATCAAGATGCTCCTGACTGTCGGTCGCCTCACCTTCCATAGCGAGGAAGAATTGGGAAACGTAGTGACGGCTCTGATCCAAGGGATGAGGGCCGTGACCCAAACGATGACCCGGTTCCAAGACGCGGATACGCTCCCCCCAGCCTGAGAGCGTGGCTCTGGGAGTATCGCAAGCTCGTGAGCCTGGTGATGGCTCACGGGCAGTTCGAGGCCCGGCACTACCCTCTCGGGATGTTGACCGACGAACATAACCTATGTGTCCGAAGGGACAATAATGGTCATGTTACGACGGCAACCCTTCTACAACAGGCCGTTTCCGGTGTATTGTCGAAGAAGGGCAACAAGCTGTTCGAGAAGAGCATCGGAAAGCTCCTGGAGGACTAGATGGCGCGGCGCAATGTAGAACTGGTAATCCGAGCGCGGGACGAAGCGAAGACCGCACTCACGGCGATCAACAAGGCCCTGGACGACTTCTCTGGGAACACCCAGAGAGTTCGGGACGAAGCCTCGAAGACCGACACCCGGCTCGACTCCCTGGGCTCGGCCTTCCGCGAGCTACGGCAAGCGGTCGGCCAGCTTGGGGCCACCGGCCAGGTGGAGCGCCAGCTTCGCAACATCACGGGCGAGATCACCCGCCAGGAAGCCGCCATCCAGCGCACGGAAGCGGCCCTCCAGGACTACTCTTCCAGGTTCGCTCAGACGCGATCCGAGACAGATCGCCTTGCCGCCACCCAGGCCCGTCTCTCGGGGGAACTGGAGCGCGGCAAGGCGGCTGTCGAACGGTCCCAGGCGGCCCAGCGTGCCCTGGCCTCGGCCACCGGCCAGGCGCAGCGCGCCCAGGACCAGTATGCCGCGCGCCAGAACAAGCTCAATGAACAGATCACCCGGCAGAACCAGAAGCTCCAGGAGTATGAGACTCGCCTGGCCTCTTTGCGCGGGGAGATCGCGAACACCGCGAAGCCGACTGCCGCTCTCGTGCGGAACTTCGAGCGCACCGAGAAGGCCATCGGCAACACGCGGGCGCGGATCAATGATCTGGTCGAGACGCAACGCCTGATCTCGGTCGAGTCTGACCGCGCCGCACGATCCGTCCAGCGCGCGAACACGATCTACGGATCGCAGGCCGCCGCCCTGGATCGGAACCAAGCCGCGCTGGAGCGCACTGAGCAAGCCTACCGGGAATCCGCCGCAGCCGCCAAGGCATCGGCGACCGAACAAGCGCGCCTGGAGGCCGCCGCGAAGAAGTCGGCGGGGAGCCTAGAGCAACAGAACGCCGCGCTCCAGCGTGCGCGATCCGCATACGAACAGACCCAGGCCACGGTTCGGGAGACCGCCGACGCCCTGAGTAGGCTGGACGCAGAGACACGGCGCGGTCTTCTCCGCAGCCTCCGCGAACAGATCACTCGCGTATCTGACGCCCGCCAGTCCTACCGGGAACTGAGCGCCGAGGCATCGCGACTTGGCAATGAGCTTCGGAAGACGACGAACCCGACGAACGCCCAGGTCCAAGCCTTCGAACGGTTTCGGGTCGCGGCGGCCCAGGCTCGCCAGGAGTTCCGCGCCCAAGGCCAGGCACTCTCGAACCTTCGGTCGGTCCTTCGCGAGACCGGCGGGGATGTCGATACGATCTCCAGCCGCGTGCAGCGGTTCCAGAACGTCCTCCAGGGCGCACGGAGCGGCTACGCAGGGCTCCAGCAGTCTTCCCAGGCGGCAGCAGCCGCAGCCGCCCGTCTGGCCCGCGAGCAAGGCCGTGCAGCCGGGAACACCGAGCGCCTTCGCGGCGGCACGGACAGGCTGGGTGCGTCCATGCGCCAGGGTGCCCGCTCCACGGGGCTCTTCGCCAATGCCATCCGCCAGTTCTACGGCGAGACCCGCACGGCCTTGGGCTTCACTCAGCGTCTCCGTGGCGAGGTCCTGTCGCTGATCGCAGCCTATGGCGGCTTCTTCGCGGCTATCGAGGGCATCCGGGGCGTGGTCAACGCCTACCGGACCCTGGAGCAAGCCCAGAACCGTTTGAACGCGGTCTTCGATAACGATGAGATCGCGGTCGGCAATGAAATCGACTTCCTCCGGCGCACAGCGGATCGGCTCGGCATCCAGTTTGGCGTGCTGTCGCAGGAATACACCAAGTTCGCCGTCGCCACCCAAGGCACGAACCTGGAGGGCGAGAACACCCGGAACATCTTCCGCCAGGTGGCCGAGGCCGCCAGGGTCCAGGGCCTCTCCCTGGACAACCTCCAGGGCGTGTTCGTCGCTCTCACCCAGATCGTCTCGAAGGGGACGGTCTCGATGGAAGAGCTTCGGCAGCAGCTTGGCGACCGCCTTCCTGGCGCTCTGCAAATCCTGGCAGCGGGCCTCGGGAAAACCACGGAAGAGCTTATCGACCTGATCGAAAATGGTGAGCTATCGTCCGACTCCTTGATTGCGTTCGGCGACGAACTGGAGCGCCGTTTCTCCGGCCAGCTTCCAGCGGCACTGGAAGGCGTGAACACGGCCATCGGACGGTTCGAGAACGCGATCTTCAACGCCTTCGTCACCATCGGGCAGGGTGGGGCCATCGAGGGTTTCGCAGACCTCTTGAACGATCTGGTGGACGCGCTCGACACGGCGGCTGTCCAGGACTTCCTGACGAACGTCGGAGCGGGTCTCCAGCAGTTCTTCAACATTCTCGGCCTGGTGGTCGAGAATTGGGACCTTTTGATCGTTGCGATCACCACCTTCATTGGGCTCAAGATCGCGCCCTTCGTCGTCGCGATCATTGGGCTCATGGGGCGCTGGCAAGCCATTGTTCGCCTAGCTCGTATTCGCACCGCTACACTAACCGGGGCCTTGGGTGGCCTGGCAGGCGGAGCACGGGGCGCAGCGGGTGCTCTGACGGCCTTGCGGGGGTCCTTGACGCTTCTCCTGTCTTCCACGGGAATCGGGCTTCTGGTGACCCTCATCGGCACCGGGATCGGTGTTTGGGCGACACGGGGGTCCGAGGCCACCGAGGTTATGATCCAGCACCGCCGGATCATCGACTCCGTGCGGAACGCTTACGATCAAGTAGGCGACTCGATCACCGAGATCAGAGACCGCTTGTCGAACCTCACGGCCATCCAGGTTGAAGGGCAAATCCGCGAGGCGGCTCGCCAGTTTGAGTCTGCGCTGAGTGAGTTCGAGGATGCAATCCCCCGAAACATCTTCGGGAACATCATCGACAATGATCGGATCGGGGGGTTCTTTACGGAAGTCGATGCGCTCACGCAACGTCTCCGAGATGGGGAGATCGACGTTGCCGAGTTCCGTTCCGAGCTTGAAGACCTGTCGCTGGAGATGCGTGACAACGTGCCGATCAACGCGGAGATGGCAGACCAATTCGATGCCTTGGCTCGTGCCTTGGTCGAGCCCGGAGAGAACCTGGAAGAGCTTCGCGATGTCCTGATAGTCCTGACCGGCGATGAAGAAGAAGCGGAAGCCGCGCTACGGCGGCTCTCGGGGGCTGTCGAGGACACAGGGGACGCCGCCACCGAAGCCGCCTCTCAGGCCGAACAGTTCGGAGCCGCTCTCCGCAGACTCCAAGAAGAAGTCCCAGGGTTGGTCGAAGAACTGGACCGCCTGGACCAGATCAACGTGCTCGCCCGCCTCCGAGACGAAGCCTTGGCCCTCGCCACGAACACGGAAGAGGCGATCGCAGCACTCGAAGCCTATCGTCTCGGGATCGCTAACCTGGACTCCGAAGGCATATTCGCTGGGGCGTCTGGAAGCGTGGAAGCCTCGGCAGCTTTGCTTCGAAACCGAGAAGGATTCCGAGAGACCCCGTATTGGGACGTGAACGCTCTCAGGATCGGTTTCGGGTCAGACACCATTACGTTGTCCGACGGCACGGTGCAGCGCGTTGTCGAGGGTATGCGTGTTTCGGTGGCAGACGCAAATCGCGATCTTATTCGCCGCATCGGCGAGTTCCAGGGCGTTGTTCGCGGGCAGATCGGCGGCGCAAGGTTCGAGTCTTTTTCCGATCAGCAGCAAGCGGTTTTGACCTCCATTGCGTATAACTATGGCAGTTTGCCTGGGCGCATCATTGAGGCGGTTCGGACGGGTTCTTCGGAAGAGATCGCCACGGCGATCAGGGGCCTCCAGAACGATAACGAGGGCGTCAACAGGGAGCGTAGGCTCCAAGAGGCTGACATTTTCCAGCTTGGCGGTGCGGCGGACTTCGGTCCCTACGTCGAGGCAGAACGCGAGCGAACCCGGCTGGCCGAGCGTGCGGCAGCGCAAGCCGAGCGTGAAGCCGAGGCAACGGCCCGGCGTATCGCCGACGCACAGTTCGGTATCGAGCAGCAGACCCTTCTCAATAACGGCAGGGAGCGTGAGGCGGCCATCGCGGAGGCTATCCGAGAAGCACGCCAAGAAAACGCGAATATCACCGAAGCCGAGATCGCCCAGGTAGCGGAATTGGCTGGCAGGCAGTTCGACCTCCAGGCCCAAGAAGAGGCCGCTACGACCCAACGAGAGCGGGCACGAGAGGTCGAGACGCAGATCAACGAACTGGTGCAACAACGAACTGCGCTCCAGTCTCTCCTGGAGCAGCAGATCGCGCGAGGGGTGTCGGCAGACGCCATCGAAGAGACCCGTGCTGGCCTGGCGAGCGTGAACGAACAGCTTCAATCCGCTATCGAAAACGCCCTCCAACTTTTGCTCACTTTCGATCAGACAGACCCCGCAGTCGCGGCCATCGTGGCCCGTATGCAGGAACTCCAGGTGGAAGGGCAGACCGCCGCCCAGGGGATCAGGATCAGCTTCCAAGACCTATCCCAGGCGTTCACCGGGGCGTTCACCAACGCGGTCAACGGGTTCGCCAACGCCATCGCAAACGGAAAAAGCGCAACTGACGCGCTTGCGAACGCCTTCCGCCAGTTCGCGGCAGACTTCCTTCGTCAGATCGCGCAGATGATCCTCCAACAGCTTGCCTTGAACGCAGCCCAAGCCATCGGGAGGATGTTCGGCTTCTCTGTTGGGGTGTCGCACTCCGGGGGGATTATCGGAGCGCTCGGCGCGGGGCTTAAGGTCTCTCCAGCATCGTTTGCAGGAGCTATGAGGTATCATTCTGGCGGGATCGCAGGGCTCCGGCCAAACGAAGTTCCGACGATCTTGGAGCGCAACGAAGAGGTCTTGACGACCAGTGACCCCCGGCACGCCTTCAACATGGGCAAAGGGGGCGGATCGGGCGGCGCACGAGGCGGAAGCATCAAGATCGTGAACGCCTTGAACTCGGAAGACCTGGTGTCGGAAGGGCTGTCGTCTCGCCGGGGTGAGCAAGCCGTGTTGAACGTCATTCGGTCCAACAGTTCCGTCGTGAAGGGGGTGCTGGATGGCTGATCCAGAATTGTTTGTCATCGCAGCCCCGAATTGGGGACGGTCTGTCACTCTTGGAGTCCAGTTCAAGACCAAGATTTTCAAGAGCCGTCTTGGGTATGAGACCAGGAGCGCCTTGAAAGAGTTCCCGAGCGTGGCTCTCGAATATGGTGTAACGGCGGCCAGGAAAGGTTCACCAGCGAGCCGCCAGTTTTTTGCGAGACGGTTGGCCGAGGACGTGATCTTCCCAGACCTCCTGTTGAAGACTTCTGCGACCAGCACAGGCGTCACCACCGTCTCAGGCGATGTGGACGACCATCGGTTTGCGGTGGGCGAGAGGGTCTTCATAGAGGGGGAGCTATCTGGGCACCAGTCCGGCATAGTTCAAACCAACGACAAAGCCGAAATCGTTTTGGACTCCTCCGTGGAGATGGTCCCTGGCGAGTCCGTAAAGTTATATCCAGGTCTCAGTGGTCGATTGGAGGGTGGACTGAAATCCCGGATGAGCACGTCGTCCGCAGCGGGGTTCAACGTTGCATTGAAAGCCCACAACGACCAGGGGCGTATAAAGGACCTCGTGACGTGGACTCCGAACCAATGGTATAGGGATCGCCCTGTCGCGCTCTGGGCACCGAATTGGAGGGACTCCGTGTCTGAGGATTGGAGCCGAGATCAATTCAGCATGGACATCGACTACGCGACTCCATTCTACAAAGCCAAGCGCAAGCACCCCGAGCGTGCGAGCAACCACACCACGCTATTGCGAACACCGGATGAAGCCGCCGAAATCGTTTCGTTCTTCTGTTTCTGTCGCGGCAGGCAGAAGAGTTTCTATGCGCCGACCTGGGTAGACGATTTCTTGTTCGAGATGCCTGTCACTGTCGGCCAGACAGAGATCAAGGTTTTCGGCCAGGACGCGCTCGATTTATACTCCAGGGGAGGGGTCTTCCAAAGCATCGCGATCAGAAAAGGGAGTATCTTCCACCTCTCGGGCATCCTCGATTTCAGGGCCGATGGTCGGGATAGCGTCGTCACGCTATCGGACCCTATCCCCGCTTCTGTCGCTGGGGCAGACAGGGCGTCTTGGTTGCTCCGGCAGAGGTTCAATTCGGATCAGATTGAGTTCGAATACGTCACGGATTCCGTGTCCGAAGTGGAAGTGAAGATGGTCTCGGTCCTGGAGGATTACCCTGCGATCCGAGTGGACAATATCGAGATCGTGATCGACGGGAAATTCATTACGTTGGGGTCCGGTAGGGAAGTCTTGCCCTCCGACCAAGGCATCCGAAGCGATGGGTTCCAGATCAGCATCAACGGGGACTACCTGACATGACCGAAAAGTTTGTCCAAGAAATCGAAGGCGCGCATAGCGCGTATAGGCTCTATGAGTTCGAAGTGTCTGAGGGGGTCTTCTTCCGATACACGGACGCCGATGAAGACGTGTATTACCTCGGGAACGCCTTTCGGAGTGTCCCGATCACGATCAGCGCGACGGAAGACGACGGGACGTTGAAGAAGGTCTCGACCAAGGTCAAGCTCCCATACACGACCAAAATCGCGAAAGTCCTCCGCGTCGATCCGCCGAGCTATGTTACGACAATAAAGGTCCTAGAAGGCGATTTTTCTTCTGGATTGGAAGAAGTGAGCCTGGTGTGGCAAGGCCGCGTGTTGAACAGCAAAACAGAGCCCCCAGAGACGGAACTGGAGTGCCAACCAGCTTCGACTTCTTTGCGCCGACCCGGCCTCCGCAGGCACTATCAAAGACCATGCCCGCACGCTCTATACGGGCCGCTCTGTCAGGCCGTGAAAGCGGACCAGCCTGTTGAACTCGTGGAGTTCTCAGGCGGCGTCTGGGTGCTGACTCTCCCGTCCTCTGGATACCTGGGGGCTGAGACATACGAAGGGGGGCTCGTTTCTTGGGTGGACGAAGACGGCCTTCAAAGGAAACAGACCATCCTCCGAGCCGTAGAGGTATCAGGGAGCCTCCAGATCACCGTCAACAAAGCTCTAGCCCCCCAAGGGGCGTTTACCGACCTGACCGTCAGGAAAGGGTGTAACCATACCGAGACGGCTTGCTCCACCTGGCACAACAATATCCAGAATTACGGAGGGTGCCCGTTCATCCCTCTCGACACGCCATTGAATAAACTGTCCACCTACTACTGAGGGACCGGTATGCCTTTCACACTAGCGACCTTCTTGATAAGTCTGGCGGTGAGCGTGACGCTTACGGTGTTGGCCGCCCTCATCATGCCGAAACCCAAGCCCCCTAAGACGGAAGCTCAGGATTTCGAAGACCCAAAAGCCGACGCCGGGCGACCGATTCCGGTAGTTTTCGGGACCAAGACAGTGAAGGGCCTCGGCTTACTGTGGTATGGCGAGAAGACAACCAGGAAATACGAAATCAGCACTGGCGGCGGCAAGAAGTAAGAGGACCTGAGATGGCAGACCGATTGAGAATAAAGCACATCCGAGAGGCCGGGCATTGCGTTGCGGGGGTTCGAACGACATGTGAAATGCACGGGTTCGATATGCGCCGACTTGTTCGCGAGGGCATCCCTTTGTCTGAATTGGAAGCAATCGAGGACGCAAACGTCCAGCAGGTTGTCCGCATCGCGAAGGAGGACGTGTAAATGGGCGGCGGGGGTAAAGGCGGCGGCACGCAAACAGTCTACGATTACCGGATGAGCCTCCATTACGGGGTTTGTGTCGGCCCGGTGGATGAGTTCATCGACATCGAAGTGAACGAGAAATGGCTCGGTTTGCAGTCTTCGGCAGAGAACACTGTTTACGCGGTAGACGACATGAACCTTTTCGGTGGACCGAAAAAAGGGGGTGGCGTTCGCGGCTCCATTTTCACTCTATTCGGCGCGGCGGATCAAGTTCTCCCGGAGTTTTTGGCCGCTAAACTCGGAAGATCATCCAACACTGTCACGGCGTATCGGAACATTTTTAGCGTGTGGTTTACTGCCCCCCAAAGCGTGTTTTCTACTGCCCTTTCAGGGGCCTTTGGTTTACTCGGAAGTCTCATCACTTCCGGGTTTTCTGTCGGAACCGAGGGGTTCACTTGGTCTACGAACATGCCGTCCATCCCGCCTGTCCGCGTAAAGGTCAAGAGAGCCCCGGTGAGTATTTCCGGGGACGATTCGATGATCGGGCCAAACGCTAATCCGGCGCACATCATCTACGAGACGTTGACGAACTCGGATTGGGGTGCGGGCTATGACCCAGCGCAGTTCAAGGAAAACACTTTCCTGGAGGCCGCGCAGACCCTACGAGACGAAGACTTCGGGTTGTCTTTCATCTGGACAGGGCAGTCAGCTTTGGAAGACTTCGTAAACGAAGTTCTCCAGCATATCTCGGCCAATCTCACGTTCGACCTCAAGACGGGGCGATGGGAACTGAAACTTCTCCGAGGCGACTACGAAATCGAAACGCTCCCGGAGATCAATCCGAAAAATGCGGAACTCGTGGCCTTTCAACGGAAGTCGTGGGGCGAGACGATCAACGAAATCGTTTTGACCTGGAGCAACCCGGAGAACGAAGAGGAAGAGACCGTAACGCAGCAAGACGCCTCCGGCATGTCCATTCAGAGATTGGCGGTGTCGGATAGTTCGAAAAATTATCTCGGGATCAGGAGTCAATCTCTGGCTTGGAGGGTGGCGGAACGCGATCTCCGGCAAGAAGGGACCCCCCTGGCGACGGTAGAAGTGGAGGTTTCGAGAGACTTCCAACGCGACTACGATGTCAAGCCCGGAACCGTGTTGTGGTTTAATTGGGGCGAACTCGATGAAGACGGAGACGTGTTCTCTGCCCCCTTCGCCGCGAGAGTGTCCGCCGTCAAGAACCCATCGCGCGGAGACGCTGGACTTGTGTTGACTCTGGTGGAAGACATCTTCTCTTACGGTGTTTCCCAGACGGGAGAGCAAGGATCAGAGTTCGTGAGCCCGGATCAGTTACCGATTGACCCCCCGAACGTCTACATCCAGGACGCGCCATATTTCGCAATCGTTCAGCGAGCGGGAGACTCTTTCGCACAAGAACTGACCTACCCAGAGAACTACACCGTCGTTCTCGTAGATACCGGGTTGACTGACATCCGCGACATCCATCTCAATCGGATCATAACCTTACCAGAACAAGACCCTGCCTACGCCGAATTGGCTTTGTTGGATGACCTGGCGGTGTTCGAATTGGAGGATGTGCTCGACCAGGAGATCACGTCAGTCATCAACTTTCCGGGGGGATACTACCCCGAGGGTCTGACCGTTGGCGGCTTGATTTTCATGGGGAGCGGAGCTTCCGAAGAAATCGCCGTAGTCACATCGTTGTCGGCTACCTCTGTAGGCGTCCGACGTGGCGTTCTGGACACAACGCCGAAAGCACACCCAATAGGGACCAAGGTGTGGGGACTGAATCGGACATCGAGTATCAGCGATGACCGCGAAGCCGCCGTTGGGGATGTTCTGTCCTACAAACTCTTGCCTTCGACTTCCCTGGGGAAGTTTCCTCTTGCGGACGCCACCGAGCACACGCACACCGTCGGAGAGCGGGCCTACTTGCCATACCGACCAGCCAATGTCCAAGTGAACGGAACGCAGGTCTTCGAGGCAAGCATCTCGGCGGCGGACACGTCGATTGCGTTGGCCTGGTCAAACCGAAACCGTTTCACCGAGACAACGAATGTGTTGACTTGGGACGCGGCAAACGCCACGCCAGAGGTCAACCAAGAGACAGAAGCCGAGCTTGTCCACAACGGTTCGGTTATCGCCACCATGCCCGCAACGACGGGGACCACCGGAACTCTTACTATTCCTGGTGCGACGATCACGGCGGGAGACACTCTGACCGTTCGGGTCTGGGCGTCTCGCGACGGGTTTGAGTCTTGGCAAACTGTCGAAATACCTGTATCCGTAACGTAACCGGAAGGACCGAAAAATGCCTGGAACGACGCGCGAACTGAGAAACCGAAACGATTTCCCCTTGTGGTCGGATTTGACCGGTAGCGAAATCATTCCAGCGGTGAAAGCTGACGGATCACCAGTGGCGATCCCAACAAGTGCTTTTTCCCAGAACACCGGGGATGTGCGTTATATCGAGCCTTCATTGACGGACTTGCAGGCTGTTTCTGGGGCCTCAGAGGGCGATTTCGGTCTGGTCCGAAATGATCTACCGGAATCCGGCTATTACGAATACGTCTCCGGCTCTTGGGTGAAGAAAGCGGAAGCTCCCGCGTTGATTGGGGGGTATTCCGAGGAACGCATTATCTACGTCTCCCAGGACGGGTCCGACGCGGCAAACGGGGAAGGTCGTGACCGCGCCGTCAGGTCCATTGAAGCAGCCCGCGATCTCGCGGTAGCGAGTGGAGACCCCACGGCGATCTACGTTTATCCAGGCATTTATGAGACCAGTGGGCACATCGACATGCCCGACAACATGACGGGTTTGGTGGCCGCCACCAACAGCCGATCTACCAAGATTGTGCCGTCAGCCGGAAACGAGGTCAAAAACGTCTTGCGCCTCGGGGACAACGGCTACGTCGAAGGTTTCAGCTTTGAGGGCTGGCAGGTTGACGATTTAGACAACCCTTCGGAGGGGTTCGCCGTGAGTTTTCGACCAGGGGCCATCATTCGCCGAACCGTTTTCGCGTTCAACATCACCGTCTTTCGGGGGAGCCCCGCAGTCTTGGTTCCACCACCTTTGGATCGAGACAACGGCAACCCGCTAGTAGGGAATGGCCCTGGTGTTGCCTTGGCGGACAAGGCAGTCGTGTCGCAATACTCTGTCTTTCCCCAAATCATGCTCTGGGGCGCAACTCCTGTTTGCCCCAACGGCATCGGGTATTGTGCCAAGAACGGGGCTTTCATCAACGGGATAAACGCAGTCGCCTTGTGGATGCACAAGCATTACATGGCTCTTTCGGGCGGTGAAATCATTCTGACAAACTGCGCTTCTCAGTTCGGGGATTACTCTCTCTGGGCTGACGGCTCCACGCAAAAGATCGTTCCGGCCTCAACGGATGTGACGATACTGTCGGACAACACCGCAGCGGATGTGATCGCCGCCAACAAGCAAGCCATCATTGACGACATGTGGGTCGATCTCATTTCGGAATACACTGCGCCCCCGGAGCAAGCGACACGAGACGACGCCGCCAATTTCCTGTTGTCTCTGGAGTATGATCTCCGTGCTGGGCAGCAAGAGAGTATGCGACGGTTCGCGGCTGGCCTGTTTGACTACAAAGGCGACTTCGTTGCTTCCGAATTGTTGAAAGCCGAGTTTATTCACACTTTTGAATTTATGAAAACCAGGCTGTATTCCCTGATTTCGACGACATCAACTCAGGTTTCTATTAACGGCTTGGTCCAACTGGTCATAGACACGGTGAACAACCCTGTGACCCAAGTGAAGCCGTCCAAGATAACTAGCGTCGGACACCAATGGAACAATACGATGGCTGGCGTGAATGGGCGCGCTTTAGACCGCCCTTCACTGGATGTTCCTGACAGCATAATCCAAAGAAATCTGGGCGAAGTCGTATTCAGTGGCATTGACGATCAAGGCAAGCAATATTTCTCCGGCGGTGCTATTGTGAACCCACTTACAGGTAAACTCGAAGGACCGCCTATCGGACGGACCATCGACCCACGCGCCAGGCGGGCGGCAATCATCTCTGGAGGTCAACAATGACACGAATCAATACCGACCAAGCCGCGACGGCGCGGCCCGAACTTGTCGCTTTGGCCGACATCCCGACGGGGTGGGTGACGGTGGTGGAGGCCAACGACTACAGCATCCCGGATACCACTGGAAAATGGCCGGAGCGTGACCCGTTGGACTCTACTCGCCGAATCCAGCACGGTCAGGCGCTAGTAGAAGCCCCTCTTATGTTCTACAACAAGGACCCGAACACCGACCACCTGGTGGAAGTTCGTATTTTGACCGAGGGCGGGGATTCGATTCAACAACTCAGTGTTCGTATCCCGCCTTTGGAGACTTACGCGCATCCGGCTCCAGGTCAAATACTGACGAAAAAGCAAATTGGAACTACTTCCGGGGACGCCCTTCAAGTCAAGGCGGACGCCTCGGGGGCCATCGACATGACTACCGCAGCGTCTTTTGGCTCGGCTGAACAAGACTTGCCCGCATAAAGGATGATGGTGCTATGACTCGTAGGTATCTAGGACTAGATCGACACCTGACCTCGGACCTTCTTCTAGGTAAGGGCAGACCCATCCAAGTTCCGGTCGAAGACGTGCTGGACGCGCAGTGGCACGAGGGCGCTCTGGTTTACGGGAACGATGGCGTTTTGTATTTCTCGGATGGCGTGGAATGGGCACCGCCCATCGAGCCGCCGATCATTCGTCGCCCTTTTGGGCAAACTCCGAGGACAGACGAAGAAAGGCTAAAGCTGACTCTATCGGATTTCTTTTCGAACGAAGTGGCAGTAACCCAAGAAGGGATTCTGTTTGAAGTTGCCAGCGATAACGATTTCAACAACATATTGTTTTCCCGGATCGTTGATACCGTAGATGGGAACCACTACGATATTCTTCCCTCCGATGGGCTTGTCGGAGATCAAAGAATTTTTTGGCGAGGAAAGTATCTGGGGTCTGGCGGGATCGAGAGCAAATTTTCTCCGATCATATCGCAAGTGTATCCTCCAGAAGTTTCCACTCCTGTTCCTGTCACGGAGCCGGGGGTGCTGACCGCTACGCTGGAAGTGACTCCCTACGAGAGCGGTTTTGGTTTCCAATACAACCGAACCACTTGGGAGATATATGATGTAAACGACGCCAGCGGGTCTCCTGTTTATACGACTACGACAACTGACGGAGAGACTTTGCCGACTCCCGATGTGGCGTTGGCTGGAACTTTCTATTTTCGCGCCAGATACACCGGGCTTGAAATCGCTGTAAATCGTTTTGTGGACGGAAATTGGTCCGAGCTTCGCCGATACGTCCAGCCGCCACTCGCAACACTTCTAATCTACGATACTACCTTGAGCGCAGGAACATCTATCTCGATTTACCTCAATTCCAGCGACGTGGAAATAGATTGGGGGGACGGAACCGTTGAAAGTTTCACTGGAACTACAAACGCTTCCCACACTTATGCATCCGAAGGGACGTATAATGTGACCATTTCCGGGACGGCAGTTGGTTTTCGTCCCGGAAACACCGGTAGCGCCGGTCAAGAAAAGCTATTGAGTTGTCAGGCTATCGGATTCAATCACGGCCTTACGACGTTTGCCGACATGTTTTTAGGTTGTTCAAACCTTACTTTCGCTCCGGCTCAAATCCCCTCCGGGATAGCATCTTTCAATAGGTGTTTTCAATCGTGCGCATCATTCAACGCGCCTATAGGCTTGTGGTCTATGGGTTCGGCAACGGACCTTGGACACATGTTCCGAGGTTGCAGCATTTTTGACCAAGATTTGAGTTCTTGGGACGTATCCATAGTGACTACTTTTCAGGGCATGTTCGACAACGCCATTGCGTTCAATAACAACGGCTCCCCAGGCATAAACAATTGGAACACAGGGAGTGCCATTTCGTTTTTTGACATGTTCTACAATGCCGATAGCTTCAATCAGCCGATTGGTGCTTGGGATACTGGCAATGTAACTACAATGCAAAGAATGTTCTTTGGTGCTGACGTTTTCGACCAAGACATCGGAAACTGGAATGTTGGCGCGGTAAACAGCATGACAAACATGTTCTACGGCGCAGCTTCTTTTAACAACGGGGGGTCGCCCAGCATAAACTCGTGGAATACCTCCAATGTCACGAGTTTCTCAGGGACGTTCCAATTGGCTGACAGTTTTAATCAGCCAATTGGGTCGTGGAACGTTAGTGCCGCGACCAACATGGCGAACATGTTTCGAGATGGGCGCGACTTCAACCAAGACATTGGTTCGTGGGATGTTTCGACTGCAGCCGCAACTGGAACAGGCTTGACGACTATCTTTTACGGACTAACAAATTTCAATAACGGCGGCTCTCCCAGCATCAATAACTGGAATGTATCAGGTCAAACGGATTTCAATTCCATGTTCTTCCTAGCAAGCAATTTTAACCAACCTCTGGAGGGTTGGGACGTTTCTTCTGGAACAATTTTTGCAAGGATGTTCCGAGGTGCGGTATCGTTTAACCAAGACATCGGGGCGTGGGATGTCTCTTCGGCTCTGGACATGAACAATATGTTTCGAGATGCCGATCTATTCAATAACGGGGGCTCACCGTCAATAGACAATTGGAACGTCGCCTTGGTCACGCGAATGGACAACATGTTCTATGGAACTTCTTTCGATCAACCAATTGGATCGTGGAACGTGTCAAATGTGGAAAACATGTCCGGGATGTTCGCATTGCAACTTTCTCCTGAGTTCAACCAGGACATATCTTCTTGGGACGTGGGGAACGTCACAAGTTTTCGCAGCATGTTCTCTTTCAATGGGAGCTTTAACCAACCAATCGGATCGTGGAATACGAGCAGCGCGACCGACATGGTGGCGATGTTCAGGAGCACAGCCGCCTTTGACCAAGACTTGTCTGGGTGGAATGTGTCTCTAGTGGAAGAGTTTGACCTGTTCCTCAGTTCCAATTCTCTCTCAACCTCTAACTACGATGCGCTTTTGGTCGCTTGGGAGGCGCAGCTTGTTCAATCTAATCTTGTAGCGCATTTCGGATCGTCAACTTACACAACGGGTAGTGCGGCAGCTACCGCTCGTGCTGCATTGATTGCAGACCACGGGTGGACAATAACGGATGGAGGGGCGGTATGACCGATCACGAGATAACTGAGGACACATGGGCTGTCGTTCATCGCAACGGCACGGGGGCGTCTTTCCATGTGCTGGGCGCAGGTTCGACGCTTTCAACCACGGCGACAATCGAGACGTTTGGTGCGCCGGGGCCAGCGATTGAACGTATGCGCGACTTTGACCCTCTGTTCCAGATCGAGGCAATCGACGTGAACAACGCCGAAGCGAGCGATCTGACGGTCCTTCCGGGCGTCGGTGCGACCCTAGCCGACGCGATCATCGAGGGGCGACCCTATGCCGATCCTATCGACCTGGCCGCCGTGTCCGGTGTGTCGGTAGAGATGGTCGAGGTG